TGAAATGGGTGATGAGCCGTTTGATCCCAATCAAATGTTTGAGGTCGTAGAATCAAATGGTGTGTTGCGAGCTTTTGCAGATGAAGACACGGGTTTTACAAATATTCGACTAGAGTATGATCCTGTTGAAGACGGCTGGTTGTGATGTAAAATCAAAGTGATTTGGTGCTTCAGCGGGTTGATCTTATATTGATCAACCCGTTGTGACATGTACAGTGCTGAGACATACTTCATGAGTCATGAAACTGTGCTTGCTTCAGTTGGGACGTGTGTACTAGATACTAGTTGATGGTAGCGTCAACGAGTGCGAAGCGAGAGTATGTAGCAGAGATACTTCGCTGTGGAAAAGATCCAAAGTACTTCATGAAGAGGTACTGCAAAGTCCAGCATCCAGTTGAGGGTCTCGTTGAGTTTGAGACGTATCCATTTCAGGATGACTGCATTGATGCGTTTGAGAAACATAGGTTCAACATAGTCTTGAAAGCAAGGCAGCTGGGTCTCTCAACAGTGACAGCTGCGTACTGTGCGTGGTTGGCGATCTTTCATCGAGAGAAGAACATCCTGGTGATTGCAACAAAACTGCCCGCCGCCCAGACATTCGTACGAAAAGTCAAGACTATCATCAAGCATCTTCCTCAGTGGTTGCTACTCCCAAAGGTTGTGGGTGACAGTAAGGGTGAAGTTGAGTTTGACAATGGTTCTAAGATCACTGCAACAGCAACATCTGAGAATGCAGGAAGGTCTGATGCTGTTAGTTTGTTGATCATTGATGAGGCAGCGTGGATCCCAACTCTGGAAGACCTGTGGACAGGACTCTTCCCGACTCTATCTACAGGTGGTAGAGCAATCTTGATCTCAACACCAAATGGCGTTGGAGGAATCTACTACAGGCTCTGGCAGGATGCTGAGGCTGGACTGAGTGATTTCAATACGATCAGGTTGATGTGGAATGTTCATCCAGAGCGTGATGAAACGTGGTTCAATGACACGACTCGTAATTTCTCACCCCGCAAGATTGCACAGGAATACATGTGCGAGTTCTTGGGATCTGGCGATACATTCTTGAATGCAGATGTCCTTGCAAAGCTGAGAGATCAGATCACTGAACCAAGAGAGAAATCAGGTCTCGTCTGGATCTGGCACAATCCACATCCTACATCGAAGTATGTCTTGACTGCAGATGTTGCCCGTGGTGATGGAGGAGACTACTCAACATTCCACATATTCGAAGTTGTCTCAGGAGACATGTGTGCAGAGTTCATGGGAAAGATGCCCCCAGATCACTTGGGACAGTTGATAGATGAGTGGGGCCGGAAGTACAATGACGCTCTTGTTTGTCCTGAGAACAACACATATGGCTACATGACATGCGTAAAGTTGAAGGAACTCAAGTATCCTCGTATGTACTACGAGAAGAACAAGGGAAATATGTTTGAGTATGTCCCCGCATCCCCAAATGAGCTGCCAGGATTCAATACAGGCAAGTCAACACGTAATCTCATCCTCTCTCACATGGAAGAAGCATTCCGCAATGATGGCATGATCTGTAGGTCTCGTAGGTTGTATGAGCAACTGGCGTCATTCTCGTGGGTTAATGGAAAGGCACAAGCTCTCGCAGATGCTCATGATGATCTCGTGATGAGTGCAGCTATAGCATCATGGTTGGTGTTTGGTTCAGGTAAAGCATCAGATGAGATGGTTGCTCACTCGTATGCGTTGTTGGCTGCAACAAGTAGAACATCAGTCCCTCTGCAGACACAAGATCAACAACCTTTTGGACTCCCTCAGACTCCTGTGATGATCATGGGACACCGCTACAATGTGAATGCAACGATCGGTGAAAACGCGATGCGTGATGTTCTTGATTATAGTTGGTTGACACGCCGATAGTTAGCACTATGAGACGCGTCATTAGTAAGTCAAGGTTGCAACAGATCATCAAAGAAGAGATGAAGGGCATCAAAGTTTTGCTAGAGAGTGATGATGCTCTAGCAGGCGCGACAGCTTCAGATCGTGCTCTTGTTGTGACAACAGCAGAGAAGTTGATCAAGGCAATCGATGCATTCAATGAGAAGGCAACTCCAAAGATGCAGGAGGCTCTGGCAGGACTCCAGCAATGCAGGAGTGCTCTTGATGACATGACAAAGAATCCTGAGAACCATGTTGCTATTGTACATCAAGCAAAGTCAGTTGTCTTGGCACCCAAGAAGTGACTCACACTTGATCGTCATGCATTATAGTTGGCAACATGCCGAAGAGTAAGAAGAAGCGCAATGTATTTGCGCAGCTGTCAAGACTATTCCAGTCTGGAACTCCGCGTCGAGTGAAGACTATCGCTGATACAGCTGTCGCTGTTGTTGATAAGTCAAAGTCTTCGGGTGTCCTACTCCTACAAAAGAATGCATCAAGCACCTACAATGCAATCACAAGCAATGCATACAACATGGCTGAGCGTCTGTCTCGATATCAAGACTTTGAGCAGATGGAGTTTACGCCAGAGATCTGCTCAGCGTTAGATCTCTTTGCAGATGAATGCTGGGCAACTGATGAGAAGGGAAGGGCTCTTCACATTTATAGCGATGATAAGGTTGTCAAGCAACACCTTGAGGAACTCTTCTATGATGTGTTGAACATCGAGTATAATGGGAGGCCCTGGACACGCTCACTTTGCAAATTTGGAGATACGACACTATACCTTGATGTTCATCCCGAGCATGGTGTGATCAACACATTTCCAGTTCCGATCAATGAGATCGAGCGTGAGGAAAATTATGACAAGGACAACCCGTATGCAGTTCGCTACAGGTGGTCAGCTGCAGGGATGAAGTACCTCGAAGATTGGGAGGTTGCTCACTTCAGGCTTCTCGGAAATGATGCATTCCTTCCTTATGGAACGAGTGTGATTGATGCAGCTCGAAGGATCTGGCGTCAGTTGATCTTGATTGAGGATGCGATGCTGGTGTATCGCATCGTTAGAGCTCCTGAACGTCGTGTCTTTTACATTGATGTGGGTAATATCCCTCCACAAGATGTCCCTCACTATGTTGAAGAGCAGAAGAAGGCGTTGAACCTATCAATGGTGATGGATCAGACAAGTGGCAAAGCTGATGTTAGGTACAACCCAATGTCTGTGCTCGAGGACTATGTGATCCCAACTCGGGGTGCAGACTCAGGAACACGGATTGACACTCTTGCAGGTGCTCAGAATGCTACCGCGACAGATGATGTGACGTATATCCAGAACAAGTTGTTCTCTGCACTCAAGGTTCCAAAGGCATACCTTGGGTATGAAGAGTCTCTTGGATCAAAGAGCAGCTTGTCTCAGATTGACATTAGGTTTGCACGAACGATCAACACCATCCAACAGACAATGATCTCTGAGTTGAACAAGATTGCTCTCATCCACTTGTTTACACTGGGACTATCAGAGGATCAGATCACAAACTTCACACTTAGGTTGAGTTCTCCGTCAACAATTGCTCAACAACAGAAGCTTGAGCTCTGGAGGACGAAGTTTGATATCGCAAATAATGCACCAGAGAACATTGTCAGTGTTGACTTCGTGCGCAAGAATATCCTTGATCTCACAACTGATCAGATAGATGAGATTGAGGAGCAACGTGAGATTGAGGTTGAGAGGAATGCATCGCTCGAAGCTGCTGCTGGCGGTGGAGGAGGTGGCGGAGCTCTTGGAGGTGACCTAGGTGGAGATTTGGGTGACCTTGGAGGTGACTTTGACATGCCTTCTGATGAAGGTGACCTGGGTGGAGATGATGCAGGTGGACTTGAGGACCTTGAGGACATCGAAGCGGATGACTCTCCAGAGGATCAGGATGATGATCTAGAGCTTATCATGTCGTCTGATGGACCCCTTACATCACCCGTGAAAGTGTCACCTGCGGTCCAGAGAGCCAAGTACAATGCATCTCGTCGGAGAGGTTCGATGGCAGGTCTCACTCCCGATATCAGTAAACACACCAAGGTGGGAAAGAGACCCGAGACTCTAAATGATCCCTATGACACTGAGGAACTTCGAGCACTGGGTAGGAATGTGATCCCAGAGTCTAAGTCAAGGTGTCGTGTCTCTGTTGAGCATAGAGTGATGCTATCTCGTATGGCATCAAGTGAAAAGTTCATGGTGAAGAATCCTAAATCATTCGGTTCTACATCAGGCATCCTAACAGAGAGTGCGGGTGTTGATATTCAGGATGACATAGACTCTGTGACGATTGACATTCTTCCTACGATGAGCGCATTCGTGAACATTGATGTTGACGAGGATTGAAGTTACATCATGTTCTACGAGATCTTGCTACTTAATAGACTGAAGATGTTGATCTTCATTGGCCCAATCGTATTGTGAGGGAAGATGTCATCAAAGAAGCATTCAAAGAAACGTAACTCATCGCTCTTGTATGAGTTGCTAACACGTAAGGTTGCAGAGTGCGTGATTGTTGGTGATCGTCCAAAGACATCGACAACACTGAAGATCATCAAGAGATCATTCACAAAGAAGTCAGAGATATACAAGGAGATGCGTCTTGCACAGTCTCTCTTGAATACTACTGTCACATCACGAGATGTTGCTATACAGATCCTTTCTGAAGCTCGCAGAGCTGCGAGGAACCATGATCCAAAGAAACTTGATCATGAGAAGTCACTCTTGATCAGGAACATCAATCACTCTCTAAATGAGTCGTCATTCTATGACACAAAGATTGATCCAGACAAGTATCGCATGATGGCAACGATCCAGACTCTCTTCAATGACTGGCGAGAGGGTGATGGAACGAACTTTGATCGACAAGTATTGTACGAAGATCATCTCATCGAGTGGTTGGTGTCTGTGAAGCCAACAACACAAGAGCATATCCTCTTGAAGGAAGATACGACAACTGTTAAGCTTGCAGAGAGGATGATGTTTGAGAAGATCAATCAGAAG